CGACCGACACGGTCACACCTGAAACACCGAAAGGATTGTTTCACAAGCTTCATTCAGCGAAGCAACACATCGGAAAGGTAGCGAAGAACGCAACGAATCCACATTTTAAGAAAACATACGCTGACATTAACGCGTTGCTTGAAACGGTTGAACCTATTTTACTTGAAAACGGTTTGATTCTTTTACAACCAGTCAAAGCGAATCTTGTCTTCACGCAAATCATTGACATCGATTCAGGCGAATCAATTGAATCATGTATGGAAATTCCAGCTACAATTGTTGATCCACAAAAAACGCTCGCTTGTATCACTTATTTTCGTCGTGGAACGCTTCAATCGCTGTTGTCGCTTCAGTCAATCGACGACGACGGGAACGAAGCTTCAGGGAAAGGAACAATCACAACGTTCACGAATTCGAAGAATGAAAAACCAACCATTGACGAAGAACGATTCAAGAACGCTTTGAAGGCAATCGCTGACGGCAAGTTCACAATCGATAAATTGAAAGCGACTTATTCGTTGACACCTGAACAAATCAATCAATTGAAATGAAAGAAATGACCGCGGAACAACGCGCAAAGTATTTGTTTGAATTGTTTGATTTCATCGAATACGATTCGAAGGTGAAGACATTCATGACAAGGAAATCATGCGCGTTGATTCTGGTTCAAGAATTAATGAAGGACGTTGACATCAAATCGCGTGACTTCATTTATTGGTCAAATGTTAAACTTTATTTATTAGAATTATGAAATGGCGTGCTTCACAAATTGGTAAACTCATGACAACGTCCCGGTCGAAAACGGATGTCTTGTCACAAACGGCGAAAAGTTACATTAATCAAATCGCGAAACAAGATTTTTATGGTTATGAATCACCGATAATTAATCGGTACTTGGACAAAGGAACGAATCAAGAACTTGAATCCATTCAGCTTTTGAACGCGGTTCGGTTCGAAGATTTCCACAAGAACGCGGTTCGCAAAACAAACGACTTCATGACTGGTGAATGTGACATTGTCACCGTGTCATCAATCATTGACATCAAAACAAGCTGGTCGCTTGACACGTTCCCGGAATTGCCTGAAGAAATCGATTCGAAAGATTACGAATGGCAAGGTCGCGCGTACATGTATCTTTACGATAAACCTGAATTTGAACTTGTTTATTGCATGGTTTCAACGTGGGACGAATTCTTGACACAATACGATGACAAAGCGCTTCACAAAGTTGACCACATCGATCCAGCGAAGCGAATCACTTCGATGTTGTTTGAACGTGACCTTGAACTTGAACAACAAATGATTGAACGTTGTCAACTGGCGACCGAATACTATCTGGAACGAATATCTAAATTGAATAACAAATGAAGAAATTTTTCATTCTGGAATGTCATTCCGAAGAACTTGACACCGCGTTTTTCATTACTGAATATCTAAACAAACTTGGTCATGATTACACGATTTCGGTGACCAGCAATGAAGGTCAATTCGATTTGAAATCGGTGTCGATTGATGAATTCAAAACATTTAATAATATACAATAACATGAAACAAACCGCAACAAATTACTTAATCGAACAGCTTTCATTGAAAACAATGGCTGAACACATGCCGTGGGTGGCAAAAATTCTTGACACCGCGATTGAAATGGAACACGAACAAATCGCTGAAGCTTATGAACATGGCGAATTTAATCAAGGGTGCAATGGTGACGCGAAACGATACTATATTGAAACTTATGAAAGCAACGCTTGAATTCAACCTACCAGACGAAGACGCGGAATTCTATTGCGCGACGAAAGGAACGGCGATGTTGAACGCGTTGTTTGAAATCAATTCCGAACTTCGCAAGCTTTGGAAATACGAAGAACTGAACGAAGACGAATGGAACATGGTTGAACGAATCCGGGAACAATTCTTCGACATCCTTCGGGAAAATGAAATCAATCTGGACAAATGAAATACGCAATCATTTTCACGTCCGCGGTCATTCTTGAAATATCTTCGACATTTTACATTCGATTTGTCGCGGACAAGAACACGATCGGAATGATTGTCTTCGCTTTCATCGCGCCATTCTTGTCACTGGCTTTTGCTGGTTACATGGTTGAAAGCAAACAATGGAATGAACGAATCAAAATGGCTTTTTCGCTGGCGTTCGGTTACGTCGTCGGCGCGTTAATAGTAATAACTTTAATACAATAAATATGAACAAAGAAAAAGGGACGGTTGTCAACGTGACGCCATTACAAACAATTTCGGACAAATTCCGAAAACAAGATTTCACAATCAAAACGTTTGATGAAAAATTTCCACAATTTTTGACCTTTCAAGTGGTCAATGACAAATGTGACCTTGTCGCAAACTTAAACGCTGGCGATGTTGTCGAAGTGAATTACAATCTTCGTGGTCGTCAATGGAATTCACCTGAAGGTGTGACGAAGTATTTCAACACGGTCGAAGCTTGGTCAATCAATCTTTCAGGCGAACCAGTACAAACAAAACAAACACCAGCAAATGAAGACGATGACGATTTACCTTTCTAACGACAAGAACGTCGTTGACTGGATGCGAACAATGACAACTTCGAAACTGAATAAGCGTTACAACATGAAACACTTGTCCGAAGATATGAAGGTCAATTACTCGATGTTGTATCGTTTCATGAAGGGAAAACCAGTCGGACAAGATTTTTTTGTCGCTTGGTTTAATTATTTTGTAATTTAGTCACATGGAATTTTGGAAAGATGAAGCGTATCAAATTGCTCGGAAAATTACTTCGAATCACGAACTTCATGCGGATTTGGTTGGTCATGTTTTTATTCTCATGCACCGCTTTGACTTTCATCTTTCCGACATTCCAGCTGTTTTCGCTCGCTTCGCGTTCAATCAATGGACGTGGCAAAGGTCGGAATTCTGGCGACTGTACCGAAGCGACGGCGAAGCAATCAACGACGTGATTGATTCACATGATTCACCTTCGAATAACGAATTCAGCGAAATGCTTGACGCTTATCTTCATTCAAACCATGGTGATCCATTCATCAAGGAAATCACAAAAATGCACCTTTGTGGAATGACATTCAGGGACATCAAGGAACTGACTGGAATTTCACTTGACACAATTCATAAAACAATAAAACAATTCAAAAATGATTTACACGATTATAGCGGTAGCGATCGCACGGGCGTTGATGTCCTTTGATTTACCGAATACAAAACCATTCAATTGTCAATCATGCTTGTCATTCTGGACGGCGCTGGCGATTTATCTTATCACCGATTGGTCAATGATTCCATTCGCGTTCGTTGCCTATCTTATTTCGGACTTAATTTTGATATATGAATATAAGTAACTCACTTCGAATCCAGCTTGAAAACTTCGGACGACACCGATATGCGAATCTGGATGACACCTTGAAAGAAGAACTTGCGGTTCATTACAAAGCACTTGGTTGCGGTAAACTGAACAAAGCTTGCGCAACGTGTGTTCGAATCGCAATGGACAAGCTGAACCAAAACAAAGACAAGATTCGTCCAGCTGTCCGTCAAGAAAACAACGAACGTCACATGAACGAACAACCGCCGAAGCTTCACTTTGTCGGCACGAAACAAAAGACGTTCGGTGAACTTCGACGTGAAGCGCTTGAACTTGGATTCAAAGGAACAAGAAAAACAACACGACAAGACATTGAAGAATGGTTGACATCCACGAAACAGCAATAATTTATCCGGGCGTCACGATTGGTCACAACGTCACAATCGGTGCTTATTGCATAATAGGCGCACCAGCGGAATCAAAGAAACACGACGGTCATGGATTCGGCGTGGTGATCGGTAACAATGTGACGATTCACGGTCACGCAACAATCGACGCTGGATCGGAACGTCCGACAATCATTGACGACGGCGCTTATATCATGAAGACCGTTCACATCGGACACGACGCAATCATTCACAAGGACGTGACGATTTCACCGCACGCGGTCATCGGTGGCTTCGTTGAAATACACGAACAAACAAACATCGGAATGAACGCAACAATTCACCAGCGCGTGACGATACCTTCAAAGTGTATGGTCGGAATGTCTTCGGTGATCACGAAGAAAACACACCTTGAATCGAACACCGTTCTGGTCGGGAATCCAGCACGAATAACACGAAGCAATAACAAATGAAAATAATCACCGTCACCGCAATGCACGGTCGACATAACACGGTCGCCGAATGTATTGAACGAATGCCGTTCATCGATAAAGTTTATATTTACTCAAACGACGAAGACGAACGATTCCTTCAGGAACAAGACATTTTCGCAATGGCGAAATATCGAAACAATCCATTAAGCTACAAATGGAACATGGCAATTCGAACGCTTGAACAAATCGATTTCGACGCGGTCATTTTGCTTGGTTCGGATGACTACATTGACGAAGCGTTCCTTCGTTACGTTGAACGAACGATTCCTGACTTCGACATGATCGGATTCAAAGACATTTATTTCCAGCACGACGGTTCGCTTTATTATTGGAAAGGTTACACAAACAATCGACAAGGTGAACCGTGTGGTGCTGGCAAAGTATATTCACGAAAATTCCTTGAATGTATCAACTGGAACTTATTTGACGTGGCGCGTGATCGTGGACTTGACAAGATTTCATGGCAACGTGTCAAACAAGCGAACGCAAAGGTTCATGTAACTTCGCTCAAACAAAACGGTCTTTTGTTGGTTGACATCAAAGACGGCGAAGGAATGACACCGTTTAATAAATTCAAAGGACTGGAACGAATCACGAACCGTTCGGGAATTCCGAACAAGATTACATAATAAAGGGGAACTTATATTCTTATGGCAAACAAACACCGCAACATCGACAAAGATGAATTGCTTGAAATGGCTTATCGCTATTGTGATTATTGTATCGCTTCGACAAAGGAAATCGCGACGAATTCAGGCGTGAAGCAAGTGAAGGAACGTCACATTCCGACCGTGTCTTATTTTCTTTTGCACTGGCTTCGACGGGAACACTTTGATTTCTACACTCGTGGCAATTGGTACGTTGCTTTGAAAGATGAATCACATCCATTGTTTGACACTATAAAAGGTATTGACGAATTGTTCAATTCACTGGCGCGTGACATCGTGGCGAATGAAGGCAAGGGAATTTTCTACGCAAAGAACAAACTGGGAATGCACGACCGACAACAAGTCGAAACGCGCACCGTGGACAAGTTCGATTTCGATGTCAACGATTAAAGGTTACCGACCACACAAACACCAGCTTGAAATTCATCAAGCAATCAACCAAGGCAAAGAAAAGTATTTCGCTTTGAACATCGGACGCCAGTTCGGTAAAACAATGCTTGGAATCAACCAGCTTTTGTATTGGGCAATCAATGACCGTGGTTGCACGATTGCTTGGGTGACACCAGTTTACAAACAAGGAAAGAAGGTGTTCGCTGAACTTGAACGCGCCGTGTCGAAGTCGGGGTTGTTTGAATTCAACAAATCCGATTTGAGAATCACCGGGTTCGGTTCATCCATTGAATTCTTTTCAGGTGAACGACCAGACAACATTCGTGGAAATACATTCGATTACATGGTGGTCGATGAATTCGCGTTCACGCGTCCTGAACTTTGGGACGAAGTATTGTCCGCGACGGTCTTGGTCAAAGGAAAGAAGGTCATCTTCATTTCAACACCGAAAGGAAAGAATCATTTTCACCGGGTGTGTCTTCAACAAAACTACGACGACCGTTATCGTTATTTCCATTTCACAAGCTTCGACAATCCGATGATTGATCCGAAGGAACTCGAAGAACGAAAGCGGTCATTGCCTGATCATGTGTTCCGTCAAGAATACCTTGCGGAATTCCTTGACAACGCTGGTGGATTGTTCAAAGGTGTGTCGTCTTGTATCGGTCAAGGTGAACGAACACAACGAATGTATGGTGGTCTTGACATCGGTCGCGCTGACGATTACACGGTGTTGACAATCCTGAACGAACATGGTCACATGGTTCATGTCGAACGATGGCGACACGATGACTGGTCGCGAATCATTGACAAGGTGGCGAACTTGATTCGAAGCTTCAACGCAATCACCACGGTCGAAGTCAACAATCAAGGTGATGTCTTCTTTGAAATGCTTCACAACACGTTGCGCAACAAGGTCGTTCCATTCGTGACGACATCGAAGTCGAAACCAGTGTTGATTGAAGACCTTGCGTTGTCATTCGAACAACAAGCGATTCGTGTCAACGATGTGAAATGGTTGCTTGACGAACTTGAAAGTTTTACTTATATTTACAATCCGAAAACACGAGGTGTTCAATATAGCGCACCGACTGGACTTCACGACGACGGTGTCATGTCACTGGCGCTTGCGTGGAATTCTTTGAAGAACAACAAGTCAAAAGGGAAATACAATTCAATGCGATTATGAAAATAAAACTACCAGCGTCAATTCACGAATGTAAACCAGACCAGCTTGTCAAATGGTTGATGTTAGCTGAAGTCATCAAGGAAAAGCAAAACGATGAATTGTTTCAAATGCTTGACTTTCAATGTCAATTGATTTCAATCTTTTCAGGACTGAAGGTGAACAAGGTCAAACAACTTGCAATCGAAGACGTTCAACGATTATCTGGTCACATTACACGAATTCTTGCGAATTATTCCTATTCCGAACCGCTTGGTGAAGTGACGGTCAATGGTCAACGTTACGTCTTTGAAAAAGATTTCCGTTTGATTTCCACGGGACAAATCATTGACTTGAAACTAATCGACGACGTCGCAAGTGATCCAGTTCAAGCGCTTGCGATTTGTTACATTGAAGAAGGGTTCGAGTATTGTCAAGAAGATGACCGTGGTCGTGTGTTGAATCCAAACGAAAAGCGTTACAAAGTTTTCAAGGAACAATTCGACGGTGCGGAATTCATGAACTTCTTTGGTTTTTTTTTGCGCGAATCAAAGAAGCGGAACGACGCTATATTAGCGATCCAGACGATACGGACAATGATGAATCAACGGAACGCAATGGAGAAGCTCAAGACCATGAATGGTTCACGTGGACAAGAATCTTACAACGACTTGGACAAGAACTTGGAACGACTATTGACGCAATCACTAAACAACCGTACGTGAAGACATTGTTCTGGATGAATTACTTGAAATTGAAAGACGAACAAGATTACATATTAAGTAAACAACAATCTTCGCGCCATGGCTGACTTTGATTTCCTTGAAGAATTCGGGGTGTCGGTTGCTGAAGCTGAACAACCACAAAGCGTTTACGAAAAATTTATTCTCACGGTAGGGAATCAAGTCACGTCTGACCTTCGTGAATACATTCAGCAAAACGCAATGAACACTGGCGCGCTTGCGCAATCGGTTGTTTACTTTCCGACTGGCGCGTTGTCGTTTGAAATACAAGCTGACGATTATTATAAGTTCGTTGATCAAGGTGTGAACGGAATCGCGGTCAATCATGCAAGCGCTTTTTCATTTCAATATCCGGGCGTGTCTTATAACATGGCAAAGGCGATTCAGGAATGGAAAGGACTTGAAATGTCACACGCGTTTGCGGTTGCTTCAAACATCAAGCAAGGTGGACTTCGACCGAAGCACATAACGGATTCGGTGATCACGGATGAATTGCTTGAAAAGATTTCGAACGATTTGGCTGAAGTCACTGGATTGACGTTTGAAATTAAATTCGAAAAGACAACGAAAACATGGCAATAACAATAACACAACAACCGCAACTATTTCAACCAGCGTGCAATCCTTACGTGTGGGTATTTGAAAGCGACCAAACGGCGCAACCGAACTTCAGCTTCATTGTTGAACTTTACGTCGGTGGTTCGTTGGTATCGACACACCAAGTGTTTAACGAATCCGCGAACTATGCGAAGTTCGACGCAAGCGGTGACATTCGATGTTTGCTCACAAGCGAAATGGTAACAACTGGCGCGTTGCTTACATTCTACGATTCAGCGGTTGACGTGGTGAATGTTCGTATTTATGAAAAGTATGGAACACCACCGGTGTTGTCTGGAACGTTTGTGACGGGAACGGTGAACCGCGCATGGAACGCGTCGCTTCGACATCCTGACTTTATTAATTATGATCACCTTGATTTCATGGTGTCAAGGACGAATCCGAATTCAGGGAACATTCTTTTCTTGACTGACTTTCCACGAACACGAAAGTATTTCGTCGGACTTTACGAAAGCGCGTTCGTTGCGTTCATCAACCGAAGCAAACCAAGCGTTGATTTTTACCTGAAGCTTTACGACATTACTGGAACATTGATCACCAGTTACACGAACACAATCACGGTCGGTGACTTGAATGTCATTGATTGTTCACCACAAAACTTGATTGCGAACACCACGGTCACATTGCTTGACTTTCAATCGTGCGCTTATTTCACGGTGCGCGTTCAAGGTCTTGACGCTGGTGTGAATTCAGGATTCACCGAAACGTTCACATTTTGGATTGATACGGAATGTCACCGATACGACACACACCGACTACACTGGTTAAACAAGCTTGGTGGGTGGGATTCATTTACCTTCACGCTTGTGTCAACGAATTCAACCAAGGTGAAAACATCGGAATATCAACGTGAACGCGGTCAATGGAATCCGACCGGGACGACATGGGAATATACACGATATCACGGTGAACAAATGGCGTTCAACAAATACGCAACCGACACAACTATTTTGAATTCGGACTGGATTCATGAAAGCGTTCAACAATGGTTGGTTCGTGATTTGTACGAATCACCGAAAGTTTATCTTGAAGTCACACCGGGCGCGTTCGAACCAGTCAAGGTCACGAATGAAGATTTCACATTGAAACAAAGACGCGTTGACGGATTGATTCGTGAAACGGTGAACCTTGAAAGAACATACACATACAATTCACAATTGACTTAATGGCTGGCGAATTATATATAAACGACCGATTGATTGACATCGACCAAGCGTTGCCGTTCCCGTTGACGTTCAACATTGCTGACATACGCGATGTGTCCGCGCGGAAAGGGAACAAGTCGAAAACAATCACGATTCCCGGAACGAATTCGAACAGCGCAATTTTCCGTTCGATATTCTTGTTGACATACACCGATGACACGACCGACACGAATTCCGCGATTCTTGACTTCGATCCTTCAATCAAAGCAACGGCACGATATTACAACAACGGAATTCTTGAATTCAATGGAATCGCACAGCTTCAGGAATGTAAACTGAAGGACGGAACATGGTCATTCGATTTGACTTTGGTGTCCGACACGATTGACTACATTTCCAGATTGAACAAGGTCAAAATAAACGAACTTGATTTCAGTGAATTCAATCACGCGTTGACAATGGCGAATCAAACTGAAACGTGGAACGGATTCAATCAAATCAACGGCGCTTCGACATCAATCAAAACTGGAACTGACTGGGACGGTGTTGGCTATTATTATGGGTTGATTGATTACGGCTATCCACGTGCAACACCTGACAAGTTCGATTGTGACCAGATTCCACCGCAAGTATTTGTTTACACAATCCTGAAGAAATTATTCGAATACGCTGGAATAACATGGTCATCGAATTTCCTTGAAAGTCAAAGATTCAAGAAACTTTTGACCGCTTACTTCGGTGGCAACTTTCCGACAATAACACCAGCGCAACAAGTAAATGATTCCGTTTACTCAAATGAAAACAACAACGCTTCAGGATTCATTGTCAATGGTTCAACGAATCAACAAGGGTTCGGGGGTTCAGTTAGTTTTGTAGACGCGAATCTTTCGGATGTGGTTGATGTTACGGTGACAAGTGATCCGATTGCTCAAACGGTAACAAGCACGCCGTTTCTTATTAACGCTGGAACGACTGGAATGTACACGGTTGAATACAAAGGGAATCACCAGCTTGACATCAAGTTCGACCAAACAACATTGAACTGGTTCAACGTCCGATTGAACTTGTTAATAATCAAGAACGGAACGGTGATCGCTACGGATGTGATTTATCAAGATAGTATTGTTTCATTGTCTGGTGATTATTCGAACAATTTCACGTTCAACTACACACGTCAAATCAATTGCACAATCAACGATCAAGTTCGATTCGGTGTGACGTTGGTGGTCGAAGCTGGTCTTTCGGTTGGTGTTGACAACTTGACACGAACCATTGAACTTCAATCAACTGGAACACAAGTGAATTTCCTGAAGACAATTCAAGAACTTGTTCCCGGTGGGACGGTTGCGATTGGTTCGTTTTTACCTGACATGACTGGCGACGTTTTCTTGAAAGGATTGATCACCATGTTCAACTTAATGATTAAACCAGCGACGGACAATCCAAGCGTTTTGGAAATCGAACCGTTGTCGGAATTTTACACGTCGTCACAAGACGCGCTTGACTGGACACAATTGGTTGACTACTCGAAAGAACTGAATGTTCAACCGACGATTAACTACGCGTCTAAGGAATACAATTTCAACTTCAAACAAGACGGTGATTACTGGAATGGACAATATCAAAACGCCTACCTTGACAATTATGGTGAATTTCAAATCTTGTCACAATCGCAATACGCAACGCAAGTGACAAACATGGCTTTGCCGTTCAGTCAAAAACCATTGGTCGAAGTTCATCCGTCGTTGATTATTCCAGCTTCTTATCAAGTGAATTTTGATTCCGCTGGAAATGGTCAAGTCGTTCCGAAAAAAGGTAGCGCGTTCATCGTGTACGTTGGTGAACTTCGAAACGCGACATGGAAATATCACGACGAATTCAACAACCAACACAACTTGACACAATATCCGTACGTCGGACACCTTGACAATATCGACACACCGACAAGTGACTTGAATTTTGGTGTTCCACAAACGGTGTACTATCCAGCGACGGTGTACACAAACAACAACTTGATTCAATATCACAACACGTTCATTCAAGAACTTGTGTCAAGATACGGAAAGCTGTTGACTTGTTACGCGAAGATTGACACGGCAATAATCAACACGCTTGATTTCCGCAACTTAATCAACATCAATGGCGTTGTGTATCGTTTACAAAAGATAAGCGACTACGATTCAACGAAAGACCGCACAACACAAATCGAATTGTTGCGATTGATTCAAGGTGAAGGAACACCGATTGAAGATGAATTCGAAACTGAAGGTTCAACACCTTCGCCATTAATAACCGAGGTAAACAATAACACAATAATAAGAGAACAATAATCATGGCAAACAACATTAAAATAAGCGAATTGATTCCGAAGGGCGCGCCGTTGTCCACAACCGACTTGTTAATGATTTCACAAGAAACATCGGACGGATTCGAATCGAATTCAATCACCGGTGCGGAAATAATTGAAAGCGCACAAGAAGGATTGCAACGAACACTTGTTTCAGGAACAAACATCAAGACCGTGAATTCAACATCGTTGCTTGGTTCAGGAAATATAAACGTTCAAGGGAATCCAAGAACGTTAACAAGTGTTAATGGTTCAAATTTAACTGGAACGACAAACCAAATTAGCGCGTCCGTTTTGATTCCAGCCGGAACACTGGTATCGAACAATTCAATTTTTATTAATGATCTACTAACAAAAACGGCTGGTTCAACAACATCGACTGGTCGAATTTATATCAACACATCGAATTCATTGACTGGTGCAACACTAATATGTACAGCCGGTGCCATGACATCCACTAATTACATTCAAAGAGTATTTAGAACATACTATTTTAACGGCACACATCTTTTGGTTTATAATCCAACAAGTCAATTAAGCACAGATGTAACGGCTGGCACAATTACACTTGTACCATTTAATCCAGCGATTGATTATTATTTAATTTTTGCCGTTCAAAATTCAAACACAACACCTGACAACTTAGGACATACAAGAGTAATAGTACAGCTATATGATTAATTTAACGACCATTTCAAACGGGTTCATAATGAATGAATCCGAATTCCATTTCGAAGGTGAAGCGGAAATTCTTAACGATGAACAAGCGCACGTTCCGACGGATCGTGGCGTGATATTCATGGACACGACCATGACAATCGACAATGAATCATTCAATAATATCAACGACTTTTTAACGAAGCTTTATGGCAAATAAAGAAGCGGTTTTCACCGTCAAGGTCAACACCGGGAATTCAGTTCAAGACCTACAAAACGCGGACAAGGCGGTCAATCAACTTGGAAAAGATTTGAAGACCACACAAAACATTGCGAAAGATTCCAGTGGAACGGACGCAATGGCGCAAAAGCTTGCGGAACTTGACGCACGTCTTGAAGCTGGTGGTCTTTCCATGCGTGAAATGACCAAGACAATGAAGGAATACCAGACAATCGCAATTCAAGCTGGTGCGCAATCACCAATCGGTGCGCAAGCTTTACAAAATGCAGCTGGATTGAAGGATCAAATCGGTGATTTGAAATCGCAAACAACCGCGTTGTCATCGGACTTTGTTGGTCTTGACACGTCAATGGCTGGAATCGAAGTCGGTGCGCAAGCGTTTATGGGTGTTCAAAGCGCAATGGCGTTGGCTGGTGTTGAAAATGAGAAATTGACGCAAACAATGGTCAAGCTTCAGGCGGTTCAAGGTCTTGTGAATTCAGTCACAACCATTGCGAACAAATTGAATTCGGATTCCATTCTTGGAATTCAGCTTCGAACGGCTTGGGAAAAATTGAAGAATTCATCTTTCGTTCAAGGAACTGCTGCAACCACGGCACAAACTGCTGCAACTGGCGCACAAACTGCTGCAACTGCTGCAAGCACCGTGGCAACGGCAACGGCAACGAATGGAATGAAGTTATTTCGACTTGCGTTGATTTCAACCGGTATCGGTGCGATCGTTGTTGGTCTTGGATTGTTGATTGCTAACTTCGATAAGGTGTCCGCTTTTGTTTTAAGGGCGCGTGAAGAATTCGAAAAGCTTGGTCCGGGTGTGAAGATTGCGGTCGGAATTGCCGTCCTTGCTTTTGCGCCGTTGTTGGGTGTGATTTATGGTGTTGTCAAAGCGCTTGAGTATTTCGGTGTCGTGGACGATGTTCAAACGGCGAAAGCAAAGAAGAACGCGCACGATCACACTGAAGCTGTCATCAAAGCAAGCGACAAGCGCGCGCGTGCAATCAAGAAAGAACAAGACGCGACCGACGCGAAATATACCCATGAAATAAACATGGCGAAAGCTTCAGGAAAGGACACCTACGAAATGGAATTGATGAAGGCAAAAGCGCACCTGAAAAGCGGTCGTGTTTTCCTTGAAGTTCAAAAGTCAAAAATGGAAGCAATCAAAGCCGAAATGGAATTGTTGCTTGCGAATGAAGATGAAGATTCCGACCGATACAAAACTTTGAAAAAACGACTTCAGGATTCAAAGAAAATTATTGCGGACACATACAAGGACAATGTCGCCACAAAGAACGCGATTGAAGTCATGATTGCGGAACACAACCACGAAGTTCAAAAGCAAGCGGACGACAACGCAAAGAAGGCGTTTGAAGCGCGACAAAAGAACAATGAAAAGATTCAACAAGCTGAAGAAAAAGCGAACGCGAAAAGCGCTGAAGATTTAAGAAAACACAACCTTCAAATGATTGCCGAAGAAGAAGCGCACGACGAAGCAATTCGACGTTCGAAAATGTCCGCGCGTGACTTGGAATTGTCCGACATTCAAGATGAGTATTTCCAAAAGCGAACACAAGCGGAACAACTTGGTGCTGAAGGCGCTGAACTTGTGGCGCAATTAACCGCTGAAGAAGAAACGAAAAAAGCTGAAGTTCGAAAGAAATACGCGGACGCTGAATTGAAAGCGCAAGCGGAACGCGAAACAAAGCGACGTGATCGACAAAAATTCTTGAACGATATTCTTTTGTCGGATGAAGAAAAGGCGTTGTTCGATTTGAACCAGACAACCGAAGACGCGAAAAAAGAACTTCAAAGACGTTTGAATTCAACGGATGAAAACGAAAAGATTTCACAAGAGGAATACAACAACGCGTTGATTGCGCTGGAACAAAAGAAAGCTGACAAGATTCTTGAAATCAACAAAACAGCTTCGGACAAAGCGAAAGAACAAGCAATCAAAGACCGTGAAGAATCTTTGAAAGGTGTGACGGAATTTCTTGACAATGCGCAAATGGTGCTTGACCATGTGAAGACGGTTGACGCGTTAATGGATGAAATCGACCAAGCGCGATTGAACAAGATTGAAGGACGACGCGAAGAAGACCTTGCAAACCTTGACGCGAAAATGCAAGCGGAATTGAACGCTGAAGGATTGACCGCGCAACAAAAGACCGACATTGAAGAAAAGTTCGCTAAACAAAAATACGCTGTTCAGGTGCAAGCTTACGAAGCCGAAGAAAAAATAAAGAAACAACAATTCATGCGTGACAAAGCAATCAAGCTTGGTCAAGTCGCAATCGACACGGCGTCCGCAATCGTTAAAGCAATTGCACAATTTGGGCCACCACCGTCACCGGCTGGTATTGCTGGAATCGCGTCGGCTGGTGTCATCGGTGTGACGCAAGCGCTCGCAATCGCAAACCAACAATACAAAGCTGGTTCAGCACCAAGCGCGCCTAATTTTTCAAGTGGTGGTGGCGGTGGTTCAATGGCTGGTGCAAGCGCAAGTTCATTCACGTCGTCGAACACTGGAACGTCAACGGCTGGATTGCTTGGTGAACAAGGTGCAACGACAACCAACATTCCGTCGTCACAAGTGTTTGTCCTTGAAAGCGACATTTCCGCAACGCAAAACAAAGTTAAACTTCAGGAATCCAAAACAAGTTTTTGATCCACGAACGACCGCGCGTTGTTAGGAATGAATCGGACGTTGAAAAACAACCGTACTTTCGAAGCAATTCTTCAGCTTTTGGAATGTTGTCCTTTGCAAGCTTGACGTTGTCACCTTTGCGAATGTATTCCGGTAGGTTCATGTTCAAATAAATTGACTTGATGAAATGGTTGTATCTTTTCCATTCAATCAATTCAAAGATTTCAAGCAACTTGTCGGAATCCATTAACACTGGCGAATGTGTTTCAAAATTCCACAACGGGCGGTCGTAGTATTTCAAGAATTCAATGGTGTTGAACATTGCTTCACGGTAGTGTGACGGATGTCTTGGATTCAATTCGAATTCACCGATATGAATGGGAATGTCGGCGCGAAGTTTTGGCGTGATATAAAAGTCATCGTTCATGTAGATGAATTCACCGCCACGTTCACGGGCAAAGGTCAACATTTTATTCGTCACGTCCGCGCCACGAATGTTGTTCAGTTGTGGACATGGAATGTTGTCAATGGTTGCGACCTTGTCACCAACGGTCACGATGTGCGCTTCAGGAAAAGACATCCGAATGAATCGAATGGATTGTTGAATGTCGAAGTCGTCACGACCACGACGATAAGGGAATACAAATGTCATCGAACAAATTTACATATTATAATAACATGAGAAAAGAATTACCAGTTTACGAAATCATGATTGATTTGAATGATCCAGAAACAACCGTTTCATTCAATTCCTTGGTTGAATTTCCAGCGCACGAAAAGAACTTCGAAATGTTCGGAAAAAAAATAAAGTACGAATTCAACGAAGAACAACAAGTGATCACCGGAATTGCGATTTCAGCGGACACACCGATATACCGATACGACGAACAATCAAAAGAAGAATACTATGTCGTGTTCACGAAGGACGCCATTCGCGACATCGTGCTTGATTACGCGCGTCGAAACAATTTCAACAACGTGAATCTTGACCACAATCCACACAAGGTCGTTGACGGGGTGTTCATGATTATGAGTTACCAGATTGACAATGAACGTGGATTCACAGCACCTGAAAGATTCAAGGACGCGAACGACGGTTCATGGTTGGTGTCTTATAAAGTTACTGACAAGGCGTTGTTTGAAAAAGCGAAGAATGGTGAATTCAACGGATTCTCGATTGAAGGTGTTTTCATGTTGCTTGAAACTGACAAGACCAAGGAATCCGAATTCGAAGCAATCTTGAAAGAAGTTCAATTGTGGCGACGCAACATTGAAAGAATCCGAATGTTCAATGACTATCCTGAAGCGGTATCGAATAACGCGAAACGCGGAATTGAATTGAATGAAAAGCACGGTAACAAATGCGCCACAAGGGTTGGTCGTTTACGCGCGACCACGTTGGCAAACCGTGACACCGTATCGGTGGCAATCATAAAAAGAATGTATTCGTATTTATCACGCGCCGAAGCTTATTACGACGAAAGCGACACGTCCGCTTGTGGAACAATTTCATTCTTGTTGTGGGGTGGCAAAGCTGGACTTCGTTGGTCGGAATCCAAGCTGAAAGAACTTGGTGAAATATAAATTCTCGAACAAGATTACATAATATAAAAAACACACAGTATGAACGCTTACGAAAAAGTAATGAACGAACTTGTAAAAATCAAGTCAATGTTCGAAACGGCAACCGAACAAACGTTCGAAACTGCTACTTTATTAGACGGTGAAACGACCATTGAATTTGATTCACTTGAAGTTGGTCAACAAGTTTTCATCGTGACCGACGAAGGTCGAATTCCAGCACCAGAAGGAACACATGCACTTGGTGGCGATTACACTGGTGTAACAATCACCGTTGACGCTGACGGCTTTATTTCCGAAGTTACTGACGAACGTGGAAATGAAGAAGTAACAACCGAAGAAACAAGCGCGGAATTTGAAGCGGTGTCCGCTGAAATTTTGCCTGAAGTATTAGAAGGTGTTACCGAAATAATCGCGTCCGAACTTGGTCTTGAAATGGACAAAGCTTACGACGTCGCAAGCGCCGTGATCACCAAGATAAACGAAATGACTTCAAGCGAAGAAACTGAAGCGGTCGAAGAATCAATGTCCGCTGAAGCGATTGAAGGAATAATCAATGGAAAACTTTCAACCTTGACAACTACTTTCGAAGCGGTTGTTGAAAGCTTGAAAAGTATTTCCGATGACAACGCGTCACTTCGAAGTGAAATTGCGTCTTTGAAAGCTGACTTCGAAAGCTTCAAGGCAATGCCGTCGAACGAAACAAAAGAAAGCGAAAAATTTTCGCGAGCTGGCAACTTGACAGCCAAACAACAATTTTTGAAAAACTACAAAAACCTATAAAAAATGTCTATTAAAAAGTATGTAAAATCGAATTTCGATTATGATGTGGCTGGATTGTCACCGTATGTTGACGAACAACGTGAAGACCTTATTCACCGTTCGGTAACTGAAGCACAAACACTTTCCTACATTGCGATTCAACAAGGAATCAAAGGTAGCGAAGAATTAAAATTGCTCAATGATTCAATCGTTTACCAAACTGGTGATTGTTCAATGTCACCTTCAGGTGATACAATCTTCACTGACCGTGCGATTTCCGTTGAAACAATTGGTTACTTAAAAAGATTTTGTCAAAAGGATTTAGCTGGATTCTGGACGCAACTTGCGCTTCGTCCGGGTGCAATGGCTGAAGACAAGACGTTACCATTCGAACAAATCTTAATCAACTACTTATTAGAGTTACACGCGTTCGAATTAGAAAAATTAATCTGGCAAGGTAACAAAGCGACTGGTTCAGGGAACTTGGCGTTCATGAATGGATTCAATCAATTCTTGACTGTTGCGAATGGTTGTGTTGACTTGAACACTTCAGGTCAAACGTCAATCGACGCGACAAACGCTTATGACATTTTTTACGAAGCGTTCACGAACACACCTTCAAACATCGCTGAAGGACAAGATTTCATTTGCTTCACTGGTCGTGAGAATTTCAACTACTTATTGAAGAACTTGGTTGACCTTAATCTTTACAACTACAATCCGGGACAATTCGCAACAATGAATGAATTGCTTTTACCGGGAACAAACATGCGAGTTGTTAAAGTTAACGGATTGAACGGAACGACAAAGATTTACACTGGTCGCGCTTCACATTTCTTCTTCGGAACTGACCTTTCAAGTGATTTCGAATCTTACGATTTGTGGTATTCATTTGACGACGATGTGATTTATTTACGTTCCAAATTCCGCGCTGGTGTTCAGGTGCCTTTCTTGAACCAAGTTGGAACATACGAAGGAATCTAATCAAACAAAATTAACGGCGCGTTTCGGCGCGCCTTTGTTAAACTTAAAAAAATAAAAAACGATGTCTTGTTTAATGACCACGGGCTATAATGACCGTACATGTACAAATGGAAAAGGTGGTATCAAATCGGTGTTGTTGTTTCCTTTGGGTGCAACTTCAGGTGCGGTTGTTTCTGGAACAAACGAATTGACTTCATTGACTGTAACTGGTGAAACATTTCTTTACAAATTGAAATCAAATTTATCAAGCTACACTGCACCAGTTCGTGTTGACAAAAACAACGGAACACTTTGGTATGAACACGAACTTTCAATGATACTTGCGAGCGATTCAAAAGAATTGCGTCAAGAAATTCACTTGCTTGCACAAAACGAATGTGTTTGCTTGGTTGAAAACGCTGACGGAACAATCGTTGCGCTTGGTCTTGGTGAAGGTCTTCAGGTTGCTGACGCAAACGAATACACTTCAGGTGTATTGAAAAGCGACCGAAAAGGTCATGTGATCGTAATGCGTGGAATGGAAAACGACGAAGTTCCAGATGTTAACGCAACGCTTTATACTACCTTGTTAGCACAACAATCACCAGTTATTTAATAAATAACCTACACAATTTTAAGGGGATGGGCTTTGTCCCGTCCCTTTTTTTTGTTTAATTTAGTCGCATGGAAATTAAGAAAGAATTTATCGGTTGCAAATGTTGGTCACCAACTATGGAACGATACGTCAAAATTGAAGCTGACAAAGGTGAACTTTATTTGTCACTTGGAATCCTTGACATTTACGAATTTGAGAAACCGAACCTTGTAAAAAAAGAGAATGTTAAAAATACAAAAAAACGGAACAACACCGCTGGTGGTAACGGTGACGGAAATGACAACAATTCCGAATCCGAATTACTTGTTTGAATTCATTCATGAACAATCGTTCAACACGCAAACATGTGTATTGAACAACATTTCACAAGGAATTCCAAGATATGATGAATTCGTTTTGATTGACGGCGTTGATGTGAATTTCATTTACGACGGCTTTTATATTTATAACATTTACCAACAATCTTCACCAGCGAATCTTGATCCAGCGCAATCACAAGGACTTGTCGAAACTGGACGCGCGCATGTGATTGAAGCGGATTCACCAAGTTACGAATACGATTCACCGATTTATTTCAACATATATGAATAATAAAATCACGTCTTTGTCATTTCGCAAGGACTTTCAAAAACCTGAAGAAGAAAAAGACCGTTCACTTGGATTCACAAAGTGGGGAAAAAAGAACGACTATCCATTTTTTTTGGTGGAACTTTACAACGGTTCAGCTTATCACCAAGGAATAATAAAGAATAAAACACACTACATTGCCGGTGGTGGTCTTCAAATCGTTTCTGGAATGGTTCAACCATTCATTGACAACAAATGGTCGGACTTCGACATGAACGAAATCGCTGAACGAATGGCGTTCGACCAAGAATTGTTCGGTGGAATGGCGGTGAAAGGAACGTGGAATAAGGAACAAACAAAGGTTGTCATGTGGGAACACATTCCGATTGATATGATTCGAGCGTCGGTTGATGAAAGAACCTACTATATTTCGGATGACTGGACGGCGTTGAATCAATCACCGGAAAAAACGAACCTTCGAATTTTACCAGCTTACGACAAGGACAACCGAACCGGTTCGTTTATTCTTTACTACAAAGAACCGCACCTGAAAGGTCGAAAAGAACTTGGTGTTTATCCGAAGCCGTCTTATTATGGTGGAATCACCGCGATTCAAACGGACGTGGACATTTCAAAGTTCCACATGTACGAACTTCAAAACGGATTCAAATCGGGAACATTAATCAACTTTCCTTCTGGTTATCCAGAAACAACCGAAGAATTGAATCGACTGAAGGAAAATGTCAAAGGTCGTTCACAATCAGTCGAAGACGCTGGTGAAATCATTTTGACATTCAGCAATGGCAAAGACGAAGCACCTGAAGTATTGTCGTTGAATGGGAACAATTTGGATCAAAGATATTTGGCGACTGAAAAAAGCGTTCAACAAAACATTCTTGTGGCGCACGCGATTACTTCACCGCAATTGTTCGGTGTTCGTCAAGAAGGTTCATTCAATTCAGCTGAATCAATGGACTTGTTCAATATCTTCAAAGCGACTTATGTGAACACAAAGCAAAAGCGAATTGAATGGATGTTGAACTTAATGCTGAAGCTTGGAGGGTATATTGGTGAAATTAAACTTGTCGATGTTGAACCATTTCCAAAACCACAACCGACACCAGCACCAGCACCGACACCGATTGTTCAATCGTGTCACAACAACAATTTCAGCGACGACGAAATAAAGGTGTTCGAACAATTCGGTGAATCAAATGACAAGTTCATCGTGTTACATTCCGAACCGATTGCGTGGGACACACCAAGCGAACAAGTGTTTTCACGAAGTCAACAATTATTCGACAAGGTTGGTGAAATTTCAGCGACGTTGACTGGTGCTGACAAAGACGTTTTGAAATTACTTTCCGACGGTGAATCAAGCGAAGCAATCGCGAAAGCTTTGAACACATCAATTGAAGACGTTGCGAAAAGAATTGCGACGCTTCGTGAACTTGAAATTCTCACGAAGGGGGGTGAAGTGAACACGCTGGGAAAGTCCGTAATTGAAAACCTTGACATTCCGATTTCAAGGTTCGAAGTTCGTTACACTTACCGAACACGTCCGAATGTTCCCGATCCGATTACACAATCACGCGCGTTTTGCGTGAAGCTTATCGAATTAAACCGAAGTTATTCACGTCAAGATATTGACAACATTTCCGTTCGGGTTGACCGCGACGTGTGGAAATACCGCGGTGGTTGGTACACAAATCCAGACACACAAGTCACAACACCGTTTTGTCGTCACGAATGGATTCAACAACTAGTAATTGCACAATAATATGAACTATCTTTTATCCGTCGAGAATCTTAAAAAACTTGGATTGATTCACCAAAATACCGACACGAAAATTCTTGCCGTGGCGATTCGTCGAAGTCAAGACATCAATGTTCAACCAGCGTTGGGAACACCTTTGTACAAAGCTTTGTTGCAACGTGTTCAAACGAATACATGGACACCGACTTATTTGACCTTGATGAATGATTATGTCGTGCCGTGTTTGGTCGCTTATGTTGACTATCGTTGCGCGTTACTATTGAACGAAAAGCTGACAAACAAATCGGTCGGTCGTGTGAACGATGAACACATTTCCGCGAACAACACACCAGACACTTACGTTTTGCGTGACCAACTTTTGAAAGACGCGCAATTCTACAAAGAACGTCTTATCGGATTCTTAATGGACGACAACGGCGACAACTATCCTGAATACATTGACTGTTGCGGATCACCTTCGATGTGTCATGAAAAAGTAACGAAAGACAACACTGGTTATTCACCGCTTAATTGGATCATATGAACAAACGGTTCACACCAAGCAAAAAAGACATTGAAAAACTGAACAAATACCTGAAGAATGGAAAAGACGCTAAACCAGTTAATGAAGGAATTCGAAACAATTGCGACCGAACACCGTCAAATAAACAGCTTCTTTCAAGGCGACTATCTTGACGCGGTGTCACGCGACGCGGTTGATTATCCTTTAATGGTTGTGACCTTACAACCGGGACAAATTAACGACTTCGGTGTTCAGGTGAACGCAATTATTTCGATTGCTGACAAATACAACATTCAGGAATACCGACAAATCAACGAAATTCATTCCGATTGTTTGTCAATTTGTAAAGATATTCATGTCATTTTGAAGCAATGGCGCTTCGAAGATTTCCTTGACGTGACTGGAACAATGGCGACGACACCATTCATCAACCGTTCACAAGACGTGACGGCTGGCTGGACAATGAACATCGCGATGAATGTTTATGACAACGAAGATTGGTGTCAAATTCCTATGGACAATTATTCATTCGGCAATGATTAATCAAGATCACCTTCGATTCCTTGCGGTTGCTTACTATCTTGTTAGTTACGGAACGGCGTTTTCATTGTGGTTCACTCATGAAATTCAAATGATTCTTTTCGGCTGGACAATTTTCTTTTTCAATACTTATCAAATTTTTACTGAATTGCACCACAATCAACTTGACGATGAAAACTAACTTGACTTTGCTTGGCGTTTCTTTTTTATCAATTCTCGCACCAGTGAAAGGTATGGTTGCAATCACTATCTTTTTTATTTGGATTGACCTTGTGGTCGGAATTTGGCGAAGTAAAAAATTGAAATATCCATTGCGGTCAACTGGATTCAAACGAACCGTGTCGAAAACATTGCTTTACGCTGGCGCGATTGTGTCCGTTTTCTTTCTTGAAATGTATGTACTTGCGGACTTGATTGGCTTGTTCGTATCGGTTGACCTTGTGTTGACCAAGGCGTTCACATTCTTTTGTGTGTTCGTTGAATTAAAATCAATCAATGAATCTTATTTCGACGTAACAAAGAAGGATGTCTTGAAATCATTCAAAGAATTTATAACAGCAAAACACAAAGAATGGGACGAATTCAAATAAGTGACTTGAATTTAATTCAGGAACGATTGTCACCGGGACAATTCATCGCTGAAGAACATCCAAAAACACAAGTGTATCTTCACCACACCGCTGGTGGTGGTGACGCGCGAAGCGTTTCAAGATTCTGGAATTCGAATTCTTCAAAGATTGCGACCGCTTTTGTCATTGGTGAACGTGGCGAAATCGTTCAATGCTTCAGTTCAAAACACTGGGCGTGGCACTTGGGTGTTGGTTCGGAAATTTTCAGGGCGAACAAGATTCCATTTCGTGACCTGAACAAGACGTCAATCGGAATTGAATTGACAAACTGGGGACCGTTGAAACAAGTGAACGGTAAATTTTACAACTACGTCAACCGTGTCGTTCCTTCGTCAATGGTGACTGAACTTGAACGACCATTCAAGAACCACAAGTTTTGGTTCAAATATACGGACGAACAAATCGAATCGACACGAAAGCTTGTGACTTACCTTTGCGAAACATACGACATTCCGCTTGATTACAACGAATCGATTTGGGACATTGATTTGTTTGCGCTGAAAAATGAAAAAGGAATTTACACACACAATTCGGTGCGAAAAGACAAATCCGACGTGTATCCGTGTCCACGTTTAATCGAAATGCTCAAGAACTTATGAAAATAATTTACGCCATTTTAATCACGTTTGCCGTCGTTTCGTGTTCATCGGAAAGGAAAGCACAATATCACGTTAAAAAAGCGCTTAAACATGGCGCAAAATTAACACAAGACACCGACACAATTCGAATCACAACCATTGATTCATTCCCGGTCATTAAACACGATTCAATTGTTTGGGAAAAATTCATAACAACAAAAGACACGGTGATAAATTTTAGAAACGTGTATGTTCCGAAGACACGATTCCAGACACGAATCGAATACAAAGAACGCGTGAAGACACTTCGAATCGAAGGAAAAACAAAATGGAAAACAGCGAAGGCGGTTCAGGTTGTGAAATATCGCACGAACTGGTGGGTTGTCTTCATTGCTTTTGTTGTTGGCTTCATCCTTCGATTTGTATTGAACAGCACCTTCATTTCGCGCGTTCAATTATTCTTCAAATATCTATGAATAAATTTCGACCAAGGTTGACGCCAGACGAATTTCGTGTGGTTGAACAATACCGTGCAATCAAACGTGAATGTATTGAACAAGACATCGACCTGAAGACCGTCAAACACGGTTGGTTGAAATCAAAGAACACCAGCTTGTTTTTCAAGAATCCTGACTTTGAAGACCAAGAATCAAAGAAGCTGGAACAATTAAAGGTTGACATTCTCAAATCGATTGAAGAACATTCACCAGTTTATCCAGAAATCAAACGAACGAAATCAAGTGAAGGTCATTTACTTGTCATTGATCCAGCTGACGTTCACATCGGAAAGCTTGCGACCGCGTTCGAAACTGGTGAAGATTACAACCAACAAATCGCCGTCAAGCGCGTTCACGAAGGTGTTCAAGGAATTCTTGACAAGTCAAGTGGATTCCAGATTGAAAAGATATTGTTCATCGGTGGCAATGACATTCTTCACATCGACACACCGAAACGTCAAACGACTTCAGGAACACCACAAGACACCGACGGAATGTGGTACGAAAATTTTCTAAACGCGAAACGGTTGTATGTTGAAATTCTTGAAAAGCTGGTGACCATTGCGGACGTTCATTTCACTTTCAATCCGTCAAATCACGACTATACAAACGGCTTTTTCCTTGCGGATGTCATTCAGTCATGGTTCAGGAATTGTCCGAATATCACATTCGATTGTTCAATATCACATCGCAAAGCGTTTCAATACGGCACAAGTTTAATCGGAACGACACACGGCGACGGCGCGAAGCTTCATGACTTGCCGTTGTTAATGGCACAAGAATTCCCGGTTGAATGGTCGCAAACGAAACACCGTTATGTGTACACACACCACGTTCACCACAAAATGTCAAAAGATTTCATCGGTGTGACGGTTGAATCTTTGCGTTCACCGTCTGGAACGGATTCATGGCACCACCGCAATGGTTACCAACACGCGCCGAAAGCGATTGAAGGATTCATTCACCACAAAGAACACGGTCAAATCGCACGATTGACACACATTTTTTAAGCTTATCACCTTATTTTTGCGGAATTTATTTCAGCTTATCGCCTTAAAAAGTACAATTCACCGCACTTTTGTGTCGTTTATGACAACTAATCTTATTTAGAATCATTCTAAATTTGTGTAAAAATTAAAAGTTTTGTGAAAAAAGTTTTTCACTTATGAAACATTTTGTAATTTCACCACGTTAAACAATTAAAAAAACACAAAATGGAAAAAGAACAAATGATTGAAATCATTCTTCGTGAAGAACGTGAAGCGCGTGAATTCATGAATGAAATGGTCGAGAACTTCGGTCGTCAAGACGACTACACAAAACGAACAATTGCACAATGGTGTGTGATTGCTGAACTTATTGAAAAACTACAAATCGAAAACAATGAAGAACTTTGATCCTGAAGCACAAGAATTCCTGAAGCAAATGTTTGAATTCTTAAAATTTACCGCAATGGCGACCGTTTGCACAATTTTATCACTTTATTTAATCTATTTATTATGAAAGTAACATTCGACAAAAACCATTCTTCATTCACCTTTGAATTTGATTTCGACAAGTTCGGTGAAGGTTCATTCAAATTCGTTGACGTGACATGTGTTGACCATGACATCGTTGACGTGAACATTGAATTCGAAGACGTGTGGACGACACAACACATCGGTGAAATTGAAATCGATTACATCCTGAACGAAGAAGAATGGAACGAACTTGAAAACGAAGTCAAAAGACAAATTCTTGAACAACCATTCGACTTTGACGCGCACGAATATATTTCGGACGAAGACAAGTGGAACTGGTTCAAATATGAACAACAACAAATCGAACAAGCAAATGAAGAAAAATTCTAAACCAAAAGAAAAAATGACATTGCCGACAATGGTTCGGTGGTGGTCACGTCAAAGCTTTACGCATGACAAAGGCGGTTCGTTTAACGTCCAGCTTTACCTTAAAATTTGTGAAATTAAACTTTTGAAAAATGTATAAACTACTTTACTTCTATGAATCACGGCTTGCGGAATCTTACGAATTCCCGACGAAAGCGCTTTGTCACTGGAAAATCAATGAATTCCGCAAAGCTGGCACGCACATTTATGGTCACTTTGTAATTGAAAAGATATGAAGATTCCACAATTGAAACGCTGTTACATTATTGTTGAACTCTTGAACGATTTGAAGATTCATTCCGGAAAAGAAATTCAACGAAAAGTCAATGAACGAATGGGTGCAAATTATTGTAAAAGTCAAATTGAAAAAGATTTGAGCTGGATCAAATGGAATCTTGACATGGACGATTATTATTCATCTGGTCATGGTATTAAATTATATGAACCGCTTGACTTTTGGAAAGCGCTTAAAAACTATCTGGAATGAACGAAGACATCAAAGAACTTATTGCCGAATATAAACTGGACAAACCATGTCGCAAACGCGAAACTGTTTACAAACGATACTATCTTATGAACATTCTTCATTGCCGTTCACGGTTGTGTTTGCGTGAAATCGGTGAACTATTCAACCGCGATCATTCCAGTGTGATTCATGGATTGAAAGAACACAAGCGGTGGTGGTCACAACTTGACGAAGAATATCTTCGCGCAATTCATCCATTGCCGGAACTGGTGACCGATGAAGGACGGATTCCGAAGAATCAATTCTTTGATTGCGAAACGACTGAAGATTCAATCACGATTCGTGGAAAATTTACAAAACAAGTTTTGAAAGAATTTGAAAGACCATTGACAAAGACCGATATTTCACTTATCTTCGCACATTCATAATACGTTTTGTTTAATTGGTTGGAAAGCGCTGGGAAACTGGCGCTTTTTTGCGTTACAGCGCGACAAAGTTGCGATTCTCTTATATACCCTGCCAGAAAAAAAAGCGGTATTTTTTAGGGGGGGGGGTAAAAACTTTTGTAATTTTGTCGCGCTTTGGTCGAAAGTCAATGTGGGGTGGTTTATAGGCGTTACAAAATGCGTTACAAAAATTTATTTTTGTCGCGTTGTGTTTATGAATGAAATTATTTTTTACTTTTGTCACCATGGCGCAAACGAAAGAATTTATTAATGGGATTGACCGAGTAAGCACGCGCCATTGCTGAAAGGTCGTCCCATTTTTTATGTGATATTAGAATGATTCCAAACATTTCGGTCTTCAGGTCGTTATTCAATGCAAAAGAAACACCGTTCACGATGAACGTGGTCGAAGTTTACAATCGAATCAAGAACGGTTATCCTGAACTTGTTTCGAAAATCAACCGACTTCGTGAAATGGACGAATCAACCGAAGCTTATCGTTCATTGAAAAATTCATTGCTGGCGATTATGTTCAACGGAACATTCAACCAGCGAACCGACAACGGCTTGATTGAACATTCCGGGTTGTGTATCTTGGACTTCGACGACTATCCTGACCAAGAAACAATGAATCAAGACAAGCAAAGGTTCAAATCATTGCCGTTCGTGTTTATGGTCTTTACTTCACCTTCGAATAAAGGACTGAAGGTTGTTGTCAAGATACCACAATCAACGAAAGAAGAACACAAGCGACGATTCAAAGCGCTTGAACTTGAATTCAATTCCGACTATTTCGACACGTCCAGTCAAAACGTTTCAAGGGTGTGTTTCGAATCTTACGATCCAGACGCTTACATGAACGAATTTTGTGACGAATTCACAACCATTGACGAAGAACGTGGTCACATCTTTACTGAACGTCCACCAGTGTGTCGATTAGTGGACGAATCAAAAATAATTGAACGAATCATGAAGTTCGATTTCGGTGGTGAATTCAATTCAGGCAATCGGAACAATTACATTTTCAAGCTTTCAGCTTGTCTTTGTGAATACGGAATCACACGGGACGTTGCCGAATATCACCTTGAACAATTTGTGTCAAGTGATTTCACGAAAGCGGAACTGGCGAACACAATTAAAAGCGCTTATCGAACCGCGGACTTCAAAATCAAGTATTTCGAAGACAATGAAAAGCTAACAAAAGCGAAGCTGAAGATTCGTCAAGGAATCGCCACGAAGGACATTACTGAAGCGCTTGGTCTTGATGAAGAACAAATCGATGAAATCAAAAGCGATATTGAAAACAATCAAGACGTTTTCTGGACAATCACGCAATTGAAGACCGGGGAAAAGATTACAATTGAACCGAACAATTACAGCGCTTTTCTTTCAAAACATGGATTCGGGAAATACTATCCTGAACGCGCTTTGTCACCTACCTTTGTTTTGGTAAAAGAAAACAAGGTTCGTTTGTCATCGGTTGAACAAATCAAAGATTTCGTGTTGAAATATCTGGAATCGCGATGTGAAATATCGGTGTGGAATTATTGCTCACGTTCGACGTATCTATTCAGCGAAAATTTCCTGAACATGATTGATTCCATTGACGTCAAAATGCTTCAGGACACCAAGACCGAATCATTCATTCCATTCAAGAATGGTGTGGTCACGATCACGAAGAAGGATGTCACGTTGAAAAGTTACATTGACGTGAACGGTTACATTTGGGAAAATCAAATCTTGAACCGGGACTTTGTTCAACTGGACGACCACAAGAACGACTTTCAAGATTTCATTTCCAAGGTATCGAATAAAGATACAACCAGAACACAAGCGCTTGAATCAACACTTGGTTATTTGTTACACACTTACAAAGACAAGACCGAACAAAAGGCAATCATTTTCAATGACCAAGAAATTGACGACAACGCGAATGGTGGTTCAGGAAAATCATTGATGTTGACGGCAATCGGTTACTTCAGGAACATTGTCACCGTGGACGGAAAGCAATTCAATTCAATGAAAAATGACTTTGTTTACCAGCGCGTGAACCTTGACACGCAAATTCTTGCGTTCGACGACGTGAAAAAGAACTTTGACTTCGAACAATTGTTCAGTGTGGTGTCACAAGGAATCACCGTCAACCGAAAAAACAAGGACGAAATTTACATTCCATTCGAAAGGTCACCGAAGATTGTGATCACCACGAACTATGTGATTGCTGGCGCTGGTTCAAGTCACGACCGACGAAGACACGAACTTGAATTTTACCAGTATTTCAACGCGCAACATTCGCCATTAAAAGAATACGGTCGTTTGTTGTTTGATTCATGGTCACAAGATGACTGGTCAAAATTTGACAACTACATGATTGCGAACGTTCAAAAATACCTAAACGAAGGATTGACCGCAACGACATCAATCAACGCGGACACGAAGCGATTCATTCAAGCAACATGCAAGGACTTCTTCGAATTCGTTCGTGAAGGCAATCTGGAACTTGACATTTATCACTACAATCAAACGAAGCTTCAGGAATTCCAAAATGAAACAAATTCATTCCGGGACTTGTCAACACAAAAGTTCAAAAAATGGGTGAAGGAATATGCAAATCACAAGGGGTACAAATACACCGAAGGTCACAACCATTCAGGTCGTTATTTTATCTTGACTGAAGGTTCACCAGCGAATGAATTTACACCGAAAAACGATTGTCCATTTTAATTTTATATCTTATGAATTATTTACTTATGTTAGCTATTATTCTCACCATTTTCATCTGGTGTGTGTCGATTTATTTATTCGGTTGGTGGGGTGCGATTGGTTGTCTTGTCATTGGAATTTGTGGAACGTTGTGGATTGAAATCAAAGGACTGGAATGAAAATAACGAATGAAGACAACATGGAATTGATGTCAAGGTATCCTGACAAACACTTCGACTTGGCGATTGTTGATCCTCCGTATGGATTAGAACGCTTTAAGAAAGGAGGGAGCCACGTAAATAAATACGGAAGCGAAAACGGACAATGGAACAATGAAAAACCAACCAAAGAGTATTTTAATGAACTTTTTAGGGTTAGTAAGAAACAAATTATATGGGGCGCAAATAACTTTGAATTACCAACAAGCGAGTATTTTATTGTATGGCAAAAATCAAACGCACAAGATTTTAGTTTTGCTATGTGCGAAATGGCTTGGACTAATTGTAAAGTTCCCGCAAAAGTTTATAAAAAATTACACGTTTCAGTTGATGACAAAAATAAAATTCACCCAACACAAAAACCCATAGAACTTTACAAATGGCTTTTAGATAAATACGCAAAGCAAGGTGACAAGATTCTTGACACACACCTTGGTTCAGGTTCAATCGCGATTGCGTGTCATGATTATGGCTTTGATTTAACGGCTTGTGAACTTGACAAGGAATACTTCGACAAAGCAATGGAACGAATTAATAACCACAAAGCACAAACAAAACTATTCTAATGAAGAAGGAAAATAAAGAACGACTGGACGCGCTGAAGCTGGCGAATGACATCGAAAGACATCCGTCTTTTCCGAAAGATTACTTCGTCAAGAAAAAGTGGGACGACAAGACCGCAAACGGATTGACGAAGGCAATCACATCGTTCATCCAGTTCAACGGCTACCAAGCTGAACGAATCAACACAATGGGTGTCGCAAGGGAAAACAAACGAACCGACGGGAAAGTCATCGGTGTGACTTGGACGAAGGGAACAACCACCGCTGGTTCAGCTGACATTTCAGCGACTATTCGTGGACGTTCAGTCAAGATTGAAGTCAAGGTCGGAAAAGACCGTCAAAGCGAAGCACAAAAGCGATACCAAGAATCAATCGAACGCGCTGGTGGTGTGTACATGATTGCGCGTGATTTCGATTCGTTTGTTGAATGGTTCGATGAATTCGTGAAGCAATGATTGAAATCACAATCACACAAGAACAAATCTTGCGTGCTGAAATGCTGTACAAATTCAAAGCACTGAACAATTCAATTCGTGAAGGTGACGGAAATTTGACCGGTGCGCTTGGTGAAATCGTGGTATTCGATCACTACACGAAAAAAGGTTGTGAAGTCGAACATTGTCAACACCATGATTTCGATTTAATGATTCAAGGTTACACGGTTGAAATCAAAACAAAAGGTGTCAACACGATTCCGCTACCAGATCACACATGTCATGTGTCTAATTTCAACGCAAAACAACAATGTGAATTTTATTGCTTTGTCAATGTCAAGAATGATTTCACGAAAGCTTGGTTGAAAGGAATGATTTCACGAACTCGATTTGATTCAATCAAGCAATTAAAAATGAAAGGTGATTTCGACAAAAATTTTCAATTCAGGTGTGACACTTGGATCGTGTTGAATTCTCAATTGACAAAAATTAATTGAAAATGTTTCACGAATGAAAAATTTGTTTATCTTTGGTAAAATTTTAATTCTTTAATTATGGCGACAACAAGAAAAACGACCGACACGGTCACACCTGAAACACCGAAAGGATTGTTTCACAAGCTTCATTCAGCGAAGCAACACATCGGAAAGGTAGCGAAGAACGCAACGAATCCACATTTTAAGAAAACATACGC